AGCTTTCATAGCTAGACCTACACCCTTAAAACCACTAGCTAATGATTTTGTAGCTTGGGTTGACTGTTTAGCTTGTTTACCAACTTCTTCTACATTATCATTCATCTCATCTATTTTTCCTTTTATTTCATCTAAATTGTCTAACGCTTCTTGTACGTCAGCTTCTACTTCTATTGTTACTTTTTCTGCCATAATCTTAATTTTTTAAAAAGTTCTTTAAATGTTGTAGGGTATTCTTGTGATCCTGTAACAAAATCATACTTACTACCTGACGCTTGTAAATCAGTAAGTAGATTTATTGATATAGGCATTAGTTTACCTACTTCTTGTATGTATTTTTCTAATTCCATATTAAATAATCTAAATCTTGAAATAATATATTTTCTGCGTTTTGATATATTGCCCTAACTGTAGGACTAAATGTATTATCAGAATCACCTATAGGTTGTTGTATAACTTCTACTTTACCTACCCAATGTACTCTTTCACTTGCACCACCAACAATAGTAGGTGAAAAATAACCTCTGCTGTCAAATGTTGTTATATTAACCGTTGGTGTACTAAATGCAGTATCTTTGTTTGTTTTTAATAAATCACCACCTGCACTACCTACTTGTGAATTAGTATTATTTCTATTTACTAAAACTGTGTCATATTCAAAATAACCACACTTACCTGAATTTGTGCCTGACATTATACTACCTAATAAAGTTACTTTTACATAGTTCATAGTTAAAACAGGTAAATTAAACATATTAGTTTGTATACCATTATAATTAAAACTATATGTTGTACTATTATCTAATGTTGTTGCTTGTATATAAAATTGTGTTGTGTAAGCGTTACCATTAGTTGTTATAATATTGTAGTTAGTTTGTAGATTAGGCATTAATGACGGTACAGGAACTGTGCTATTTGGTATGTCATTATTATCAGAATTATTAGAAATAATATCTCCTACTTCTGTAGTACCTGCACTTGTAAAACAATTACCTACACCTGTACTTGCATTTGTTTGCACAAAAGTCCAATTATCATTTACTTCTTCACAACAAGAGTTTGTTATAGTTGTACTTGCTCCTGTACCTGCGTCTACATAACTTATTTGTCCTGTAACAGAAATTGAATCTACTATTGCTCCACAGTCATTAGTTAATTTTTCTATAACTTTTAGTAATGTTACTTTAGTAGATTTATTACCACCTACTAAATAATTATCTATGCTTATTACTCTCCATAGTGTATTTTTTATAAAATATACATTTTGAAAACCATTATCTGCAAAAGACCTTATATCAACAGCGTCAAGATTAATATAACATTCCATTATTCTAGCTTCATCACTATATATTTCATTTATATATTGTGACCAATAGTCTGTATAAAAACCATGCTCACTATAAGTCATACCAAAATAGTTAAATGTAAAGCCTGTATTAAAGTTAGGACTATACCAAGTCCAATTAAGTAGTTTTGTGTCAGCAGTAACAGAACCTAAAGTATCTAAGTTATATTGCAAACACAAAGGAAATTTATTGTTAGTCGTTGTAGCGTCACCTGTTTGTAAAAATTGGTTAGAGTATATGTTAAAGTTAAAAGCATTACCTGTATTAGGGTTTGTGCCTGTAATATCTATCGGTGTACCACTATAATAAAACAATCTTGGTTTCATTGTTTCTAACGGACTTCTTGTTTCTCCCTGTTCTGCTTTAAATAAATAAGCTAAAGCTACATTAGGATTAGGCAAAGCTCCACTTATTGTATTGCCTGACCATTGACCTATACCCTGTGCTATAAAAGGTGCAAAAACACTAAAGTTATTAAACTCACTATTAGCAAAATCATTTCTATTTTTTTCTACATAAGTACCATAAACTATATTATATATGTCATTATATCTTTTGTTTAAAATATCTTCATCTTCTAAATCACCAAACCTTAATATTTTAGATTGTAATTCGTTTGTAGGTTTTATTACCTGTTCTTTAGATACGTCTAATTTATCTGTCCAATATTGTGTTGTACCTGCATTTATATAATCTTGATAAGGTTCTATAAGTAGTAGTTTTTCATTATCGGGATCAGTCTGTATAATTAAGTTAAATCTATTAACTAAATCTTTTACAAAGTCTGCTTGTGTCATATCAGGCATATTATGATACATTTGTACCTCACCATTTAAACCACCTGACATTAAACCTACATTGTCTGTTTGTTGTGTTTTTATAGTACAAGCAGATATAGTTACATTTACATCCTGAACACCTGTAAATAATGTACTGTTAAAATTTAAAAACGAAATAGTTAAATAGTATATTTCACCTGGTATAGCAGGAATATCAGCAGTAAATTCTACATTTACGTTTAAATTTGTTCCTATTAAAAAACCATTTTGTGCTTCTGTCAATACTACTTCATTTGTAGATTGTTTTATCCACCTTGGATAACAATACAAAGCATTTACAGTTTGACCACCGTCTGTTGTGTTATCTATATTAACTGTAAAAGTAGTATTAACTGCTATATTACCTGACGGTAACATTGTTGCGTCAGAGTTTGGAAATTTTATTGACGGTGTATTTAAAGAGCCAATAGCAGGAACACCCCAATCTTGTATATTATCGTTGTATAATTGGTTGGGATCATATACTTCATTATTAACTAATAAACTATCAAAAGTTGTGCCTACTAAAGGTATTTCACTTAAACTTGTAATACTAATATCACTATTTTGACTACTTGACATATTAACTTCAAAGCCTATAAAAGGAGCTTCACTACCTGCACTTGTGTTAAATAGTGTTTGTACTCTACTATGCTCTGTAGATAGCGTCATAAATAATCTACTAAAAAACTGTGTATCTGTTATAGGTGTACTAGCGTTTGTATCGTCAATACCTAAAAATGTACTCTTAATTTGATAACCTGTTTTCTGTGCAATTATATGTAATAATCTTTGTATTCTTATTGCAGGTTTTAAATTAGACGCTTGAACCATACCGTAATAATTAAAAGCGTCATTAACACTACCACCTAATTCATTTAAACCCTGTGCATATACATCAGCAGGTGTCCAAAACATAGCACTTGAATAAGGGTTTGTAGTATGTCCGTAATCTATTATAGGGTACATTATATCGTTAGTTGTTGTACTTGCAACTGTTGTTAGTCCTGTAGTCCAACTAGCTACAATATTAGATAGCGTTAGAATATGGTCTAATTGATTATCTTCTATAAATAATTCAGGGTTTGTAGTGTCTTGTGTTCTAAAAGCGTCTTTTAGTCTATTGTCTTTCAGATCAGTAAAAAAATCTGCTGTATCACCAAATAAAGCCACCTCATACAATCTAGCATTCATATAAATAGACTTTAATTGTATAAAGCCTTTTAATTGTGGTATGCTGTCTATATATAAAATAGCACTAAATTTAGTTTTTGCGTTGTATACTAAACTATCTAAATTAACATCAAAGTAATTTTCAAAGAAATCATTGTTAGCATTAGAAAAAGGCAATTTAAGTGTTTGACTAAAACTAGCTTTTCTTTGATCAGGGTTTTTTAAATCTAACCAATTATAATTTACTACAACATTAGGACTTTCTTGTAAATCTAATTCGTATTGTTCTACGTCAAAAGTATCGTCACTTGTTGTTTCCCTACGGTATGCTACTAATCTTACGTCCATTAGCTGTTAGTTCTAACTTTATTAGCGTACTCTAAATTAATAGTGTACTGTATTTTTATTTTATCATTTACACTTGTTTTTTTAGTGTATGTTTTATTAGTAATTACTACAGGGTATATTATACTATCTTCTATTATTTGCACATCTATAGACGTAAATAACTCTTCTAACCATTGTGCCTCTTCTTCGTTTAGATAATCAGAATTTATTACTAATTTTCTTTTAGCTTCTGTATATAATGTTTCTTTACCTCTTTCATAATTACCATAACTATATGTTGCTGAATCCCAAGTACCTGGGACACTTTCCATTTCTTCGCTTGTTATATCAACGCTTTCTGTAGATTTACCCCTAAAGTTCATATAATCCCAAGCACCTAGTCTATTTCTCCATGCTAATCTAACATTATCATATCTACTACAGCTTTGGTGTCTATCATCAATACCTGTTCTACTTGCTCCGTATCTATAAAATTTATATTCTTTTGTACAATTATCTGTTGGATTTGATTTAGAAGCACCATAAATTCTATAATATGCCCAATTAGAAAAATTACTTGGTCTTGCATTTGTACTTAATGTTTGTGTTTCTAAATTTTTAGTACCACAACCAAAGTATAATATTGCTCTATCTACACTTGTACTTTGTACAGCAGTAGCACCACCATTAGTAGTATTATTAGCAAAAAAATGTACTGTAGCACCACCACTTGTACCTGCTATTAAAGTATCTGAACTGTCATAATATTGTATTGCTATTTGCTCTATTTTTTCTCCTACAGTTATTATACTACTACTAGCATTGTTACCTTGCTTAAAACAAATGGTCATTAAGTCTACATTATCTGCACTTGTGCTTGATCCTCTAACAAATTGTACAGTAGGAGCATTAGTTAAAAACTTATGAAATTGTGGTTGTGTAGTATCATTCTTATATAAATTTAAAGGAAAGTTTGTACCCTCTACATCTAAGCCACCTACGTTAGTTGCTGTTTTAGTATATGGTGTTGTTGCAGGTATTCCCACAGCTACGTTACTTGTAAAAGTACCTGTTGGTTCCAATACTTCTACAGGTGCAGATGTTTGGTTAGTTGCTGTTTCGTAACCACCTAATATTCTAATTGCAACTGCTTGTGAGTCATTTAAAGAAAAAGGTTTAGCTGTTACATTAACACCTAAATTATGTATAGTATTAGTATTAGAGTTTTCATCTCTTTGTTGTGTTGCAATATAAGTTCTTACTATTTTACTAACATCTGCAATAGCTACTCCACCTTTATTTTTATGTAGCTTTAATTTAGCAACTGTTGATAGTGAAGCAGTATTTGACATACTTATTTGTACTTGTATTATATATCTAAACTTTGCTGATCCTGTAATTGCACCACTATCTTCTTTTACTACATAAACTAACGGACTATTTACTGCTACAAACTTACTTGGTTGTTGTTCTATACTATATGCCATTATAAACTAATTTTTAATTTTAAATTTTGTTTTTTTAAATATAAATCTTCTTCTTTTTCATAATCTACTTTACCTGCTATAGCTATACTTTTTTTTAAATCATCTACCATATCTTCAAAAGGTTTTGTTATGAACCTACTTCTTTCTAAACCCCTTAAATATATTGCTCTACTTATTAAAAACACTAAGCTTTTTTTGGTTATAAACCTACCTGCACCTCTTTTGTCTTTCCAATCACTCTGTATTCTTCCTCTTAATCCTTTTTTTCCAACCCAACGTTCTATTGCTCTTCTTAAACCATTTTTAGGCCCTGTCCTTGTTCCAAATCTAAAAGGACTACCAACACCTCTTAAATTACCCCTACCTTTATAACCACCTTTACCTCTAACTCCTTGATCAACAAATATCCAATAGTCCTCTGCTTGACCAAAATTCATTTTAAACTTAACGCTAGTTTCAGTTTTTTCTATATCATAACTTATTTGATTAAATAATGTACCACCTGCTCTACCTTTTTTTTTGTTTAAGTTTGCTCTAGCTTTCTGTATAAGTTTGCTACCAAATGTTGTTAATACTTCTTCTATTGATTTTATTTCCATTATGTATTTCTATCTTCGTCACTAGGTTCAATAGGTGCGTCACATAGTGAATTATTGTTATTAACTTGCATTGTAAAACTAGCAGACCAACCTGTAAGCATATTAGCAAAACGTACTGTAAATGGTTCTGCACTTATAGGTAAATTTAAAACAACTTCGTTAGGTATATAACTAAACTTTTTTCCAGTATCATTAGCAGTTTGTACTGACAGATTTTGTCTGAACTCTGCTATTATATCTTGCATTATTTGTAACATTTCAGACCAAACAACCTCACGGTTAGATAAATCTTCTTTTACTAAATTCATAGTAAACACAGTAAATGTATAAGTTAGTACACCTTTGTCTATGTTAGTATTGCCTGGTTCTACATATAGTATTGGAAAATCTGTTTCATCTAATTTATTTATATCTACTTCATCTAACATGCCACTATGAAATGAATTTATTACAAAATGATTTGTGGCTATAGTATTAAAATCGTCTATTATGTTTTTATATGTTATCATTTATATTTGTTATAATTATTTCTTTCTATATTTCCTCTATCTTGTTGGTAGCTTAAATATGTTAAAACTAAAGCAATCTCTGTTTTAGTTACTTTATCTACGTTTAGTATATTGTCATTAGCTAAACTAAATATAATATTATACCAACCCCACTTTCCTGCTAGTGTTTTATCTCCTTGCTCTTCATCACCACCCTCGAATAGTTGTTTAAATCTTCCAATAAGTCTTTCCCTAAACGAAAAAAAAAATCTATCGCAGATAGTGTTGTACTCATTGGTAAGTCCTTAAACTTATCTATTTCAAGCTCATCAGGATCATACGGTTTTACACTATAAAACTTACCTACCTGTCTATCTATTTCTCTATACAATACACTCATTATTCTGTGTAAATTAGCGTTTATATCTTTACCATATTCTTCAATATCCACAAACTCACCTGTAGTTATTTTGCTAAGATTAGGTATAAAGCCATATTGTTTACCTTTAAACTTTATTCTTTTCTCTAACTCTCTTTCACTTTTGCTATTAACAAATTTGTTTATTTTTTCTACTAATACTTTTTTATCTTTTAGTTTTACTTTTTTTATAAGCTTTTTATCTACTTTACAAAACATAGCAATAATCTCATCATCTTTTGTTTTTCTTTTTGTCTTTGCTAATTGTAAATATCTTTGATATTCTGCAATAGTAATGTCTTTCCAATCAGTAGGTACTATAACCTGTATTTGTTCTCTAGCCATTTGTTATAAATATAAAATTGTTGTTTTTGTTCATAATATATAATACTTACCACTATAATTAGTAGTTAGCTTATTTAATGCAGTATATCTAACAGCGTCTATAAGGTGGTCTAATTGATTAGTAGCAGGTTTGTTTATAACTTGACCATTTTTATCTACAAGCCATTTATAATACTTAAACTCATTTATTGCGTTTGTACTGTTTTTTGTTATATGTATTTTATATCTTCTTAAAATATCAATACCCATATTTATACTATCAGCTCCTTTTTTAGCTGGAAACATTAAAAACCCTAAACGTCTTAATTCTTCTCCACTTTTAGGCTCTGCTGAATCGTAAATAATCTCTGTTTGTCTTGTTATACCTAATTCCCTTAGCTTATTTGCAATATCTTGATTTGTTAGACCTTTACTATATAACAATTCATTAATGTATAAATCATCATTTAGCTTATATACCTCTACTATAGCTGTCGGATCGTTAGAATAGCCAAAGTCCATACCTATAGCTACTAAATTAGCTTCTGTAGGTATATTATTGCACAGTTCAAACTGTCTAAATATAGTTTCTGTAGGTTGTGCAATGTCACCTAAACCGTAAATAGTCCAATAGTTAGAATCTAATTGTTTTAACCTCTCTATTTCCTTAATAGTTTCATCAGGTATAAAAGGATTATCTAAATAAGTAGATTTAATAAAAGTACAATCATCTCTATTTATAACATTGTCATATAGCCAACTGTACGGATCAGAGGGGTTAAAATCTAAATATATTTTTTCTGTACACCTTAACGACAACTGAATAAAATCTTCTAAAGAAAACTCTGTTGCCTCATTAAGCCATAGATAATTCCTTTTTCTACCCCTTACCTTTGCTGGTTGATCAACACTAATAAACTCTATTGTATTGTTATTTAGCTTATAAGTTAGTTCTGACTTATTGTGG